GTTCACATCACCATCAGGCAAAGGACTGAAAGTAGTGGTGAAGATTACAGATGTAATTGAGAATCACAGAAAGCACTTTCTATCTTTAAAACAGCACTTTGATTCTGAGTATTGGGATAACAGCTCTATCAATATCTCAAGGAATTGTTTTGATTCCTATGATCCGGACATCTATGTCAACAACAACAGTGAAATATATCTCAGTATAATTGAAGAGGTTGAGGATATTGATGTCACTTATGTGGCTACAATACCAATGAGGTCAACAAATAAGATCATTCAGAACATACAAAAATGGTTTGACTCAAAGTACCAGCTCTCAGAAGGCAACAGAAACAATAGCTTTTTTAACCTGGCATCAGCATTCAACAGATATGGCATCCAGCAAAGTGAATGCGAACCATACATTCTCAATAATTACATTGATGTACTGGGAAGGGATGAGCTACTGCAATGCATAAAGTCAGGATATAGAGATAAGGGAGCCTTTGGCACATCACAATTTGAGGACAAAGAGATAATCAACTATGTTAAAAATGAACTGAAGCAAGGTGAAAAGCCTAAGACAATAAAGTCAAAGCTCAAAGAATACTCAGAGGATGAAGTTGAGATAATCATGGATAAGGCTGAAAGTGAATTAAAAAACTTTTGGAGGAAAAATGATAAGGGCCGAGTCACACTATCACCTACTTTGTACAGAGATTTTCTAGCAGAGAATGGATTCTTTAAGTATCAGAATTCAGAGCTGTCATATTTGTTTGTAAAAGTTGAAAATAACTTTGTAAAAGAAATCAATGAGGATCTAATCAAAGACTTTGTACTGGATCATGTTGAGAAGCAAGGCGATCATGTAGTGTTTGACTTCATGGCATCAGTCACTAAGTATTTTAAACGTGACTTTCTGAGCTACATGAAAGCAAAGGATGTGGACTTTATTAGAGATGTTAAAGATAAGGCATATCTATTCTATAAGAATTGTCTAGTAGAGATCACAGCCAAGTCAGTAGAAGAGAAACAATATGTTGACTTCATTCAGCATGTTTGGGATAAGCAAGTGATTGATAGAGTTTACAAAAAGTCTAGCAGCAAATGTGATTTTCAACAGTTTATTTTTAACATCAGCAAGACTCAAGATAGATATGATTCATTCAGATCTGTGATAGGTTATATGTTGCATACTTACAAGAATCCATATTACTCACCAGCCATTATCTTAAATGATGAGGATATCTCTGACAATCCACAAGGAGGAACTGGAAAGGGAATAATCACTGAAGCACTAAGTAAGTTTAAAAATACATGCACCATCAACGGAAAAAACTTTGATCCATCTAAGGACTTTGCCTTTCAGCGAGTCAGCCTTGATACTCAGATACTGATCTTTGATGATGTCAATGAAAACTTTGACTTTGAAAAGCTCTTCTCAATTGTCACGGATGGGATGCCAGTCAATAAGAAAAACAAGGATGAATTCTTTATTGAGAAGGATAGAACACCAAAGATTGCAATCCCTACAAACTATGTACTTAAAGGTGAAGGGAATTCACATGAACGTAGAAAGTTTGAAATAGAACTACACAATCACTATGACAAGACCTTCACACCATTCCATGACTTTGGCCGCAATCTATTCTATGATTGGGATGATCAAGAATGGAGCAAGTTTGACAACTTCATGATTGAATGCATCCAGTATTATTTAAAGAATGGCATTGTCAACTATGCATCAGTTAACCTGGATGAAAAGAGATTGATGTCAGAGATAGGTCATGATTTCTACAGCTGGATAAATGATAACATGAAATTCAATGAGAGAATGATTCTCAAGGATATGTTTGAGAAATTCTGTGATCAATATCCTACTTACAGAAAGTTTAGTCAGAAGTACACATCAGGCAGAATCAGAAAGTATGGAGATTATCTTGTAAAGAAAGGTAAACTTACAAGAGTAGATGCCGGCAAACAGAATGGCTCTATCCCTTACATAGAATATGTGACTGAACAAAAGAAAGAATCTGAATGGGATAATTTACAAATAATTGATAAAGCACCTTTTTAATATGAAACAGCAAAGAACAGCAATGCAAGAACTAATACATATTATGAATAATAGTGTTGGTTTAGAAAACGGATTTGAATGGAGAAGAGTAGCGAATTTATTACTTGAAAAAGAAAAAGAGCAGATGGAAAAAGTATGGGTAGCAGGTTTGTATTGTGAGACTGGAGATAGGCAAGCATTCATAGATTACTATAACGAAAACTATAAATCAGAATAATGAAACAAATATCAATCATCATGATCCTAGCATGGTCCGCAATCTTTGCCCTATTCATCAGTAAATTGTCAGAGCAGAAGAAAGTAGTACCAGCTGAACAGCACAAATTTACATTTGTAAACGCACAAGATTGGGCAAGGGATACAACTTTAGCACCAGGTAAAACATTAACACTAGATAGAATCTATGAACAAGGAAAATAAACAAAGACTTATTGATCTTGAGACAGCACATCTCAAAGAGAAATATCCCTCAATGCCTGAATTCGCACTGGCAAAGACTAAGTGGGCCGACTCATCAGCCAATGCTCTGACTAAATCAGTGGTTTCATTCATCAACTTATCAGGCTATCAAGCTGAAAGAATCAATACTACTGGAATGTGGAGGCAAGGAGCCAATCTGAAGATAGGTGAGGGAACAAGACAGATGCCAGGGAAGTGGACCAAAGGAACTGGTACAAAAGGATCAGCTGACATATCAGCCACAATCAATGGCAGATCAGTGAAGATAGAGATTAAGTATGGCAAGGATAGACAGTCAGAAGCACAGATAAGATATCAAGAAATGATAGAGAAAGCTGGAGGAACATATCTAATAGTTAAGTCATTTGATGAATTTATTCAATGGTTTGATTTGTTTATCTCAAAATAATAATTATATTTGTTGAAATTTAATACCACAAATTATGGCAACAGTTAAAGAAAAGGAGATTGCAGCTCCGGTACCTATGTACAAAAAACTGCACAACGCAAAGTTGGCAATTGGCAAGGTCCACAAGAATGCTCAGTCACATCATTCAAGATACGCAGATCTCAATGCTGTACTAGATGCATGTGAGAATATCCTGATGGAAAATGGACTGATCATCATGCAGCCTATCATTGACCAAATGGTTTATACCAAGATTATTGATGTGGACACTGGTGAGCATGTAGAATCAATGATGAAACTGCCTGACTTACAGAATCCCCAGCAGCTAGGTAGTGCCATTTCTTACTATCGCAGGTACACATTGACCAGCATCCTATCATTGGCCGCAACAGATGATGATGGCAAGGCAGCATCGAAGGCAACTGAAGAGCCAAAGCCAGCAGCTAAGACATCACTTACAGATGAGGCATTTGGTAGAGCACTTGCCAAGATTGCAAGAGGTGAGTATACGGCAGAGGAATTGAGAACAAACTATTTACTAACTAAAGATCAGGAGGCAAGATTATGAATAAGATGGCAATAGAAAGGATGGCAGAATACATCCTAAGTGATGAGTGGAATATACTGAGTGACCATCTCAAATCAGAATGGCTTAAAAACTTCTATCAAAAAGCTAAGCTAGAGATAATGACAGCCTACATTGATGGCAAGTACAAGTCAGAAGGCTATGAGAATTCAGAAGATTACATCAAACAAAACTTTGAAATATGAAATGGCATCCATCAAGCATAGGTAAGATCATGAGTAATGATCGTTCAGGAAAGAATATGGGCCAAACAGCAAAGAGCTACATCAAGTCAATTGCAAAACAAGACTTCTATGGCTATAATATTGAGCTGAATAACAAGTACATCATCAAGGGCATTGAGCAAGAGCAAGACAGCATTGATCTAGTGAATGCAGTCAGATTCACTGACTACAAAAAGAACAAGGTCAGACTAGAGACTGAGCTGATGACTGGTGAGTGCGACATCCTACTGGATGATACTATCATTGACATCAAGACATCTTGGTCACTTGAGACATGGCCAGCAACAGCAGAGGATGGTGATGACTCACTTTATGAATGGCAAGGCAGAGCCTACATGTATCTGTATGATAGGCCATCATTTGAGCTCATCTACTGCATGGTGTCAACAGATCCTAATAATGATCTAGGACTGCTTAATCAATGGGATAATATGTCATTGCATAGAGTGGACCATATTGATGCAGCAAAACGTATCACAGTCATCAGATATGAACGTGACATTGAGCTTGAGCTAGCAATGCTTGAGAGACTCAGACATGCATCAGAGTTTTATGTGCAGTATATTAACAAGCTAAACAATAAATAACGGTTTGCAGATTTTCGATGGGCGGGGCTATTGAAAACGAATTTATCAACTTAAAACACAAATTTATATGGAACACCAAACATCATTAAACCACGAAAACGGCAATGACGCTAACCGCTTGTTAGCGGATAGTGCCTTAGTGTGTAGTGGTTGCCTTAAAAAAGACGGAACTGTTCATAGAGATATGTATGATGGCTTATGTGCTGATTGTACTACGAAAGCATTATATGACTATGACTTTGCAAAGAAAGCCGAAAAGACAAACGAATCGCTCAAAAGGCATTACCGCTAACATGCGCATAGGCATCCGCGTTAGTGGTGCTTATGCTTTGTTATAAATTTAAAATATATAATATGGAAGTAGTACAAGAGCATGTGTATGATATCAAGTCTGAATCAATGTATTGGAGGGTTTATTTTACTCAAATATCTTTAATACCTTTGACAAATGAGGAATATCATGAGGTGTCTGCAAAGCTGGATCAAATCCTTGAGGACTTGGAGACTAGGCGAAAATTTATGGGTACTGGTAATTAATTTAATCTATAGAAATAAATAAGTATGGAACAGAAAATAAACAGTGGAGCAATCTTCAAAAACGATAAGAAGACTGCCGACAATCAGCCTGACTACAGAGGCAAGATCAATGTAGAAGGTAAGGAGTGGGAAATTTCACTATGGGTAAAGGAAGGACAGAAAGCTGGAAAGTATTTCAGCGCAGCTATCAAGGAGCCATGGGCAGCACCAGCACCAGCACCAGCACCAGTATTGCAGAATACAAGTGATAAAATAAAGTCAGCAGCAGATGAGTTATTTGAAGATGACCTTCCCTTCTGATGTGAGCCTAAGTGATTGGATGAGAGGAGAGCTTCACAAGAGGCTTTCTTCTCGTTACAAGCTGACTCATCTGTCAGAAGA